TTCTTCTTTATTTTCTTGTTTAGTTTCTTGTTTAGTTTCTTGTTTAGTTTCTTCTTTAGTTTCTTCTTTATTTTCTCGTTTAGTTTCTTCTTTAGTTTCTTGTTTAGTTTCTTGTTTAGTTTCTTCTTTAATTTCTTGTATTTTTATATGAAAGTTATTTATATTAATCATTTTATAATTAAAAACAATAAAGTCATATTTATAAAAAATATTAATTAAAAATATAGATTTTTCATTTAAATAATTTAAATATTTTATGTTGTGTATATTATTATATTCATATTCATTTGAAACATTTTCAAAAAAATTAAAATCATTAAATCCTATTCTATTCATGTTTGATTGTAAATTTTCCATTTTTAAAATAATACATTTTTTTAGAAAATTATTTTTATCCATAATAAATATATATTGTGGTGTAATATGATTATCATATTTAAAATAATTTTTTCGAATAAGTAAATCTTTTAATATTTGTTCAACAATTTCAGGATTTTCATCTTTTTTTATTAATTTTTTAAAAAATAAATGAGAAATAATTCTATCGTATGGATTTCTTACCGAAGAAATAATAGTTAAATTGTTGAAATTAATATTAAAATATTTATTGTTAGTTTTTATGTCATTGAAAGTTGAATGTTGTAAGCTATATGGTATTTCTTTTAAAGCTTGACCATCGGAATGTAAACTTTGAAAACAGGGAACTACATTAAATTTTTTGAAAAAAAAGTTTTCAATACTTGTCCCACCTGTTTTTGGTATATGAATAAATAATATATTTTTATTTTGATAATATGGCATTAATATTATTAATATTATTAATATATAATAATTAAATATTTAAGTAATAATACTTAAAAAAGAATAAATAATATTATATTATGGATGAATACAACCTTGGAATGTTATCATCAAGTAAAGATGAATGGATTAGTAGAATTATAAGTATTTTGACGCCACTAATAATAGAAGGCATAAAATCTATATTTCTCGAAGCATTTGAAGTTTGTAAAAAAACAAATGAACAAGACAAATATTTGATGACTTTTCAAAATTTTATATCAAGAATACCAAAATGGAATAATACAATAATAGAAAATGAAAGAAAAAGAATTATTGAAAAAAGTGGTTGTGCTTATTTTGAAGATTTATTAACTTGTGTTCATATTATTCAATTGAAATTATTAACAGCAGTAAGAGTAGGACAAAAACAAAAAAAAATAGATATAAATATTGTTAAAATAGATGAATTTATACATAAAGTATATATAAATGTAGCAAGAAAAGTTTATAAAAATGTTTATCTTTTTCAATTAAATATTGAAGCTTTACAAATACAAAAAAATAATAGAGAATTAGAAATTATTATTCAAGAATGTATTTTATTTACAATAAGAGATAGTATTCCAATTGAAAATATTTTAAAAGTATATTTAAATGAAACTATTGAAGAAGATGTAACAGAAGAAATAAATGAAAAAATTATAAATGAAAAAATAGATTATAATATTATTAATAAAGAAATACAAGAACAAAAACAAATTCAAGAACAAAAAGAAATACAGGAAAAAACAAAACAAGAAAAAGAAAAACAAGAAAAAGAAAATCAAGAACGAGAAAATCAAGAACGTGAAAATGAAGAAAATAATAATAATATCAAAATAACTTTTGATAATATTCCATCATCAAATAACAATGATAAAAATAAAACAAATTATAATAATAGTGATGACGAAAATGATGATTTAAAAATAAATATTTTAGATGATAATGTTAGTTTAGAAGATGTTGAAGATTTGAATTATTTAGATAATAAAATAAATAGTGAAATAAAATCAAATACAAGTACAAATAAAAATTCAAAATTATTAATAGATGATATAGAAATTTTAATTTAAAATACAGGATCAGATAAAAATGCATTAGGTGTTGTATTTATGTTTGTTATTTTTTGAATTGATGGTGAAACTTGTTCTAAAATAAAATCTCCTGCAATTACACTAAAATAAACTAATAATGAATCTCTAATTAAATATTTTAATGGTTTTTTATGTTCACTTTCAATAAATTTCATTTCTATTATTTTAATAATTGTAAAAATAATTGAAATTACAAAAGAAATAATAAATATATTATTCATTATATATTTATTATTTATTTCTAATAATTTAATAATAAACGAATTATCTACCGGTCCAAACTTTAATCCATCCCTTTGGTATTCTTTTATTTATAAATAAATCATTATAATATTCATCATAATGATAACCCCATCTTAAATAAGTTTGTATTCCACCAAATAATGATTTAACAATTTTTAACATGGGAAATTCTATATGAAATATTAATCCAAAAATTCTTTCTAAAGAACACCTATCCGTTCTACAAGAAACATAATTTAATAAGTTTTCAATATTATATTTTTGTTGTATTTTAACTAAAAAATTATGATTTATAAAACACTGACAACCAAAAACACCATACCATTTACTTGTTTTAACTCCAGAAACACTCATAAAAAGATCACTACCACCTTTTAATGTTTCTAATAACTTAGTATTATTTTTTAAACCTGAAAGAATTCTATTTGTATTATTAGGATTATCATCATGATCAGGGAAATGCCATATAGGCAAAACAGGCATTTTAATTTTCCCAAAATTAATTTTTTTATGAATAAAAATACTATCGTGGATAATAACAGCATTATGAAACCATTTGTTTTTTAAAAAATAAATAAATGGTAAAAGTTCACCTCTTTTAGGATACTGTGAATTTATAATAGTAGTATTTTTATAGTTGTGATCTGATTTTACAAACTCTTGATTACTATTATCATCAATAATAATTATTTTTTTTAATGGATATATTGATCTTATTAACTTAACAGATTGATTCCAATATTTATTTGTTTTTTCACAAATAACATGTCTTGTTATAATAAATCCATAATCATCCATTTTATAATATTAATATATTATTAGTTTTTAATAATATTTTGGTATATTATCTATATTTATTATACTTTCTTTTTTATTTATATTTTTTTTATTAATAATAAGTTGTTTAAATATATCTTTTTTTAATTGATTTTCAGGTGTATGTTTATGAACTATTCTTGAAATCATTTTATATAATTTAAAATCTGGATATCTTTCTGTTCCATCATTTTTATATAATATATTTATTCCTTTATCGTCACTACACCACTCAACAACAAGTTGAGTAATACTATCACATTTTTCTATATTTTTTATCTTAGATAAATCATCAACTAAATAATCAAAAATAGAACATCCTAATCTACATAAATCAAAACTAAAGTTAGGTTCTAATCTTGGTTTTCTTTCATCAAAAAATGGTTCTGTATTGTATTGTGTAGCTGCATCTCCACCTATTTTAAAACTATCACTACAAAATATTTCATTATTATATTTGTATATACTTCTATTAAAGTCAATAATTTTAAATATTTTTCCAAATGTTTCAACTTTATAATAAATGTTATTATAACAATAATAAATAAATTTTTTATTGGTTGTATTATACATAACATTATTTGTATGTAAGTCATTATGTGTTAAATAAAATGCTTTTTGATAAGTTAATAAAGTCATAATAATTTGCATAAATATACTTGTCATTTCCTTTATTTCTATTTTATCATTTGATAATAAATAATCTAAAGTATTTTCACAATTTTCAATACATATTACTTGAACGGGAAATTTTGGTATCGTTGCTTTAATTTCTTCTTGTTCTTCTTCATCTTCGTCGTCATTTTCATATTCATCTTCATCTTCGTCATCAATATCTTCATAATTATTATCTTCATCATTTTCACAACTTTCATCATTTTTTTCAAGATTTTTTATACATGTAATATTTTCTGTATCTTCAAAATTTTCAATATCTTCAGACATTTTTATGTCTTCCAAATTTTTAATGCCTTCCAATTTTTCAATACCCCCTAAAATTTCTATATCTTCCAAAAAATCAATACCTTCAAAATTTTCATAATCACAATCTTGATTTTTTGAATTTTCATCACTATTTGTATATGATGTTCTTGACGAACAAGAAGAAGATGAAGAAAAAGATTTTATTGTTGTTATTAAATTATCAGTTTTTTCAAGTACATTTAATTCATTTATGTTAGTTATCTCTAAAGATTGTGAAGAATTTTCAAAAGATTGTAATATTTCAATTTCATTATCTAAGATAATATTATCACTTAAAATATCACAATTATGAATTATAATAGGATTTTTAAATTTATTTTTACTTATATTGGAATTATTTTCATCTTCAATAATAATTTTTGAATAATCATCAACAAAAAATAAATTATTTTTATGTTTAATAAAAAACTTTGAACATGCAAGATATTCAATGTCATCTTCAACATTAATGATAAAGTTATTTTTTATGGATAAAAAAGAACCATAAAAATCTATTCCATTAATAAAATTATGTTTATTAAATAATATACTAGATAAATAATAAAAAAAACCTTCAACATAAGAAGAATTATTTATTTCGTTTATTTTATTATATACAATTGATTTTTCTTTTATAATTTTATAGTCATCAATAGTAGGAATATTAAACATATTTTCATCAGGAATATCATATTTACCCGATAAAAACTTATATGGGTCTAATAAAGGTGCTAGTTTTATAAAAATTTGTTTTTTAACTTTACTATTATTTTTATCATTTACGATCAAAACATCATAAGAGTTATTATAATCATTGTAACTTAATATTTTATCTACATAGTTATTGTGATTTAAATTAATATTGTTATAATTTGTATGATTTAAAGAAAAAAATCTACTATAAATTGGTATATAATTCTGAGTATTATATAAAGAAAGTTCTTTTATTTTTTTAAAACTATCAAAAAGTTCTGTATTTTTTCTTTTTTTATAATTTAAAATCATAGTTTATATGTTTTTATAAAAATATTAATAATAATAGTTTTAAACTCAAATAATAATTAGTTTAATTTATAATTAAATTATATTTTAAATTATTATATTTATAAATATGGCTAGTTTAGAATTAAAAAAATTTGATATGCGTTCTATTAATTTCAAAATAAATGACAATAAAGGTCCTGTTGTTTGTTTAATTGGAAGAAGAGATAGTGGTAAATCTTTCTTAGTTCGTGATTTATTATATTACCATCAAGATATTCCTATTGGAACTGTAATTGCAGGAACAGAAGAAGGAAATGGATTTTACTGAAAACTTGTTCCTAAACTTTTTATTCATAATGAATATAATTCAATTATTATTGAAAATATACTTAAAAGACAAAGACAAGTTTTGAAACAAATACATAAAGAAATTATTAGTTACAAAAAATCGAATATTGATCCGCGAGCTTTTGTAATTTTAGATGATTGTTTATATGATAATACTTGGACAAGAGATAAAATGATGCGATTACTTTTTTTAAACGGAAGACATTGGAAAGTCATGTTAATTGTAACTATGCAGTATCCCTTGGGAATACCACCGACTCTAAGAACGAATATTGATTATGTATTTATTCTTAGAGAGCCATATTTTGCAAACAGAAAAAGAATATATGAGAATTATTGTGGAATGTTTCCTACTTTTGAAAGTTTTTGTCAGGTTCTTGACAGTACAACCGAAAATTATGAATGCTTAGTTATTGATAATAATGTTAAATCAAACAAAATTCAGGATATGGTTTACTGGTATAAAGCAAATGACCATAATGATTTTAAATTGGGTTCAAAGGAATTTTGGGATTTAAGTAAAAATATGCCTGATGATGACGATAATGAAGAACAATATGACCCTTCTAAAATAAAGAAAAGAGGACAAGGTCCTATTATTAATGTTAAAAAAAATAAATGGTAAGTTTTATATAATTTATTATATATTTTTTTAGTTAATTTAAATCATAAAATAATTGGATTATTTCTATTGTTTTATCAGTTTTGTTATTTAACCAATACTCTATTGTTTGTTTTAAGATTTCTGATCTTTTTCCATTCATCTAATTTTCAAAAATACAATATTTAACAATTATTTTTATTATATCGTGATAAGATATAATAAAATTAAATTCATTTTTTTTATAAACTTTAATTAATTTTGATATTTAAATAAATCTTGAATATCTATTATAAAAATAATAATGAAAAGAAAGATTAAAATATTATTGTTCTAAGAAATAAAATATTGTTTATCAAAAAAAAATAAATTAAACAATTTTATTAATTTTAAATGGATCATTTCTAAGAAAATCATAATCTTGTTTTGTATTTTTATCGATAATAATATCATTTCCTTCAAACAATTCATTTTTTAATTGAGTAATAGTAATATCTTCATTATCTTTAAAAAATTTTTCTTGTGTTGTATTTGAAATACCAATTAAATTACCTTCTTCGTCAATATTTTGAGTAAGAAGATTACCAGATTTTTCAGCATTTTTAATGTTTTCTTCAATAGCTTTTTTCTTAGTTTCTTTAACTCTTTGTTCAAACTCGTTTTTAGCTATTTGTTCATTCTTAATTTTTTCGTTCATTAATTTATTTAACTCTTCTTCCATATATTCAACTCTTCCAGTTTTGTATGCTATCGGATCCCAAGGAAGCCAAACTCCTACTGGTCCAACGAAAATATCAAAACTTGGATCAATTTCACGTAATATTTTACATCTAATTTCAGCTTCTTCTTGAGTCGGATATGCACCTCTAATTTTAACGCCTCGTGTTGAAGTTTGAAAATTATGTATTTTATTAAATTCTTTTTCAATATCTTCTTGGTATTTATCTAAGAAAGTTTGATAGTCAGAATCAACATTATAAGACATTAAATCTTTTTTTTCTTCTTCGACAAACTCATGGAAATCATTTAGTAAAACTTCACTTTGAATAGTATATTTATGACTAATAAAATTAACAAATTGAATAAACTTTTCCATAGACTTGATAAAGTCCCATTTATTAACAAATTTTTCAAAAATAAATAAGTTTTTATCTTTTAATATTTTTTCAGGTGTTAAAAAAGATATACAACAAAAGTTTTGTCCAGCTATTGGTTTATCAACATCTAATAAATCAATATATTTAGGATTTTTTTTTCCTTCCTTAGTTAATTTTCTTTCAAAAGACTTTTTAGACATATATAAATTATTATTTAATAATATTTTTAAATGTTTTTTTTAACTTATTATTTAATTTATAAAATAATTATATATTATTTTCTTATTAAACTATATAATGAACGGAATGTTTGATATAATGGAACTAATTAAAAGAATAATCAAGTATTTAGTTGAAGGTCTAATGGTTTCTCTTGTGGCTTATGCTATTCCAAAACAAAGTTTGAAATTAGAAGAAATTTCGTTAATTGCATTAACAGCGGCAGCAACTTTTGCTATTTTAGATACCTATTTACCGGCTATGAGTGCTGGAGCCCATCAGGGAGCTGCTTTTGGTATAGGTGCTAATCTTGTTGGTTTTCCAGGAGGACTATAATTTATTTTTAGCAAATGTTAATAATTTTTTACTTTATAAAATAAAAAATAATTAATTAAAAATTAAAAGATAGAAAAATCGATATTAAAAAATAATTATATTTAGTAATATTATAAATATGATATTTGACAGTATAACCGGAAGTCTTTCAAAAGATTATTGTCTTTACTTTTACATTTTAACAATTTTAGCTTTTATTTCTTTTTTCTTTTCTTTAATTGCTTTAGCAGCAGGTCTATTTAGAAAGAAATTTAGTATAGAAGTATTTTTAGGATTGCTTTCAGCACCTGTTTCTCTCTTTTTAGCATATCTTGCAAATCGTTTGTTATATAATATGTGTGTTTCAAGTATTCATTAAAGTTTATTCGTTTTATTCGTTTTTTCGTTTTATTTTAAATTGTTTGTATATATTCCCAATTTAATGTTTTACACATTTTAAACCATATCATATCTTGTTCTATAATTTTAACTCTATCTTTTAACATAGGTATATGTTCTAGATATAATGTTTCTCCCAATAATTCACAAAGTTTATATAAAACATAATGATAATTTAAAAAATTAACTCTGTAGTCAGGTACATGTTTAGAATAAGGTGCTTGTAGTTCTATAAATAAATTACATAAAGTTTCTTCTAATTCATAAGACATAGTAATAGGTTTTATTCCTAATTTATTTTTTATAAAAGCTATATGTTCGTAATAATTATTGTAGTTTAATTTTTTAAGTATTTCTTTTATCTTAGTATGATTTAATTCTTTTAGTTGTATTCTTTCTTTTTTAATTTGTTGTTTTATATTTTCTATTATTTCATCAGGTATTTGTGTTGTTTCTTTTCCTTGAAATTGTGATAGTATTTCTTTAAAATGATTAATCTTTTTATAAGCATAAAAACAAACTTCTTTAGGAGGTTCTTTATAAGATGGTTTTTCATTTTCAACTAAATAGGGAACATTTTTAAAACAAGAGTTACATAATAAAACACCTTCATCTTCAAGAACAATTAATTCTCCTTTTTTACAATATTCACATAAGTCATTATCACTTGTATATAAACTCATATCAATAAAGTTATCACTTATATTTGATAAATAACTTTTAACAATATTTTTATTTTGTTTATTGTTTAAAATAATATCTTCATTATCATTTTTGATTTTAAAAAAATCGCCAATTATTTTACTTTTTGATTGATTAATTATATTTTTACTTTTTTCATTGATATTCTTTTTATTTTCAAAATATTCAAATATATATTTACTATTTTTAAGATAATATTTTTTTTTTTTATTTTTCAATAGTTTTATTTTTTCATTTACTTCATTTAATTTATCTTCTAAAAATATTTTATCATCTATACTTTTTATTTCTTTATGATTATTTAGTTTTTTTAATAAAATATTTTTTTCATTTTTTAGTTTAGGTATTACTACTTTTTCATTTGTATTAAACTCATCAATAAACTCATTATGTTTTTTATCAAGCGTTGTAATTAAATTATTATCTATGTTATATTTTTTTTTAGTTTGCTTTGTTTTAAACATAATAAATATTAATATACTTATTTTTTAAATGTATATTAAAAAAATTATTATATGTTAAAAAATGTATTTAATAAACATTATATAATATAATATGAATAACATTGAATTTGATAAAATTTGTTTTCAAAAAATGATTTTTATTTATAATGCCTTACAAGATGGTTGGGTTGTAAAAAAAAAAGATAGTGTATATATTTTTACTAAAAAACATGAAAATAAAAAAGAAGTTTATTTAGATACATTTTTAAATAACTTTATTTCTAAAAATAGTGATATTAATCGAGTTATGCAAAAAAATGTATAACTATTATTTATTTTATTTACTTTAAACAACTTAAAAAGAATATATATGTAAATATTAAGAATAAAAAAAGTTCTTTAAAAAAATTACAAGTTTGTCTGAGTAGTCTAAAGAGCTGGTCTTAAGATCCAGTATTGTAAAATTCATGGGTTCGAATCCCATAACTTGTAAATGGTTTTGTAGCACAGTTGGTTAGTGCATTCGACTGTTAATCGAAAGGTCGCAGGTTCGAGTCCTGCCAAAACCGACATAATAATAACATTATTTTTACTGTTATTATTAATATATTGTATCCATATTATCCCAATACATACCATCACCTTTTTTAACATCATATAAAAATCTAAAAATTTCAATTCTTGATAAAGGAACATTAACTCTATATTTTGCAAGAGGGTGAATATCTATTATTTTTGAAGTATTTTCTGAATCTTTATTTAATTTTTGTTTTAAAAATAAAGCATAGTTAGTAAAAAACATTTGATATGTCATTTTTTTATCATTTATAGAGAAATTTAAACGAATTAAATATTCATTTCTTAGTAAAATAACTAAAATTTTTAAACCAACTATATCAGCGATATCTTCTCCAACACCTGGAGAAGCATTAAAAATAATACCATCTCTTTTTGTAAAAGTTTCATACTGTTTTATAATATCCATTTTTTTTTCGTTAAATATTTTTTCATCATTACTATTCCAAATATTATTTAATCTACCTTTATAATCAAATAATCTTCCTGTATTGTCTAAACAATGAGACATTTCGTGAGCTATTGTATAACCAATATTAGATAAATTAAATTCAATAGGTCTTTCAATATTCATAAAAGGATAATTCATTATTGCTAACGGAATAAATATATCATTACTTGTAGGTGTATAAAAAGCATTTACAAGATACAATTGTTTTCCTTGTATTTTTTGAGTTATCCAATCAAAATAAGGTATATTTTTATTAAAACTTGTACCATCAATTGATACAAACAAATTTTTACGATACTTATAAACTGAATTTATATTATACCATACATCTTTTTCTCTATATTCAATATCAGGATCATCAGCAACATTTTTTGATGAACCTATTAATAATTTTAAATGTTCAATTTTTAATAAAGAACTTTTTTTTGATTTAGGCGACAACCATTCATTATCATTAATTATATTTTGAAAAACATGTTTCATACGAATAAATAGATCAATTACATAGTCAACATTTTTTTGTTCATAAACAAATTTTTCATATAATTCAGACATTTTTTTATTAAAAGCTAAAGAAGCCATAAATAAAGGCATAATATATATTGGAAAACGTGAAAATGTTTTTTTTATATATTTTTTATAAAAATCAAAATAAATTGGAAACAACTTTTTACTATAATGTATTTGTTGTCTTATCATTATGTAAACAAACCATGTTTTCCATTCTATATTTTTCCAATTTTTATTTAATATTTCCATTACATTTTTTAAATAACTAAGATTTTCAACAATAAATGTTGATGGAATTTTTTTATATCCAAGTTTTTCAGCAAATTTTTTAAAATCAAATCCATATAACTTTAATGATTCATCAGTTTTTACAATATTATAATTCATTATTTTATCATCATTTTCAAGATTTCTATTCTTCATAGTTAAATACATCAATTTACCAGTATCAAATAAACTTTCATTTTTAAAGTTATGTTTTTTTCCAAAAACACCATTAAATAAATCATTATGATAAATTGAATATTTTTTATTAAATTCTATTTTATATTTTTTTCTTTCGTTACTATCTTCTTTATTTTCTACATATAAATCTAAATCATAAAATGGTAATTGTGGTTGTTTTATTAATGACTTATATATTGGAGGATTTTTTATATCTATTTCTACACTCCAATATATTGGTGATTGTTTTTTTATTATTTCATTACTATTAAAATAAGCCAACAATCCATATAAATCATCATTTTCAATAAATTCTTCAATAGTTTTCTTTGAAAAATACATATGGGATAAAACAGTGTCATCACCTTCATAATTATATAATCCATATTTAAGAATTGCTGAAAAATAATTAGTCATATTAACTACATTTTTGTTTTTTGGATTTTTTTTTAGTTCATTAAACATATAAACATTAAGTAATGAAAATAAATCACTCAATACTTTTTGTTCTGATATTTTAAATACATCATATTTATTATAAAATTTGGTTTTGGAAAAATATGTTTTATTTATTTTTTCAAACCAAGGATTTAAAGTCCAAGAATAAAAATCATTTTGGGGTTTAACAACTTTATTTGATACATAATCTTTAAACATAAATTTTTCTTTATCTGTTATTTGATTGTTATTTAATTTATCAATATCACTATATTCAATATAGTTATAAGGAATAATAAAATCTCTTATGATATTTTTATTTTTTTTAATAAGATTTAAATATCTTTTTTGGTAACTTACAAAATTTAATAATTTTTTATTTTTTGAACTTATATTTCTAGTTTTAAATATTTCTTCATATTTATTTTTTCTTGAATATAAAAAATCTTGTCTTTTTGTTAAATCAACATATTTATTATTATTTTTTAATGTTTTGTTATGTATTTTATTATTTTTTTTTATTGATATATTTTTTAAATTTGATTTTATTTTTTTATTTTTTTTTGTTTTGTTATTATATATTTTCATATTATACTATAATTATATTTTTATTTTATTTATTCTACATTTAATACATTATTTTCATAAAATATTTATTTTTATTATGATATATGATTACAAAATATTTATAAAAATAAAAAACTAATTAATTAGTTAAATAAACTAATTAATTAATTAGTTTAAATAAAAATTATTTTCTAGCAATATTAT